CTAATAGAAAAAGCCTCTTTTCCTGTCATTCTGTCATTTTCTGTCATTTTTGAAAAATATTTTACTATTACTGGTTTTGTGGGGTTGAAATTTACATCACCTGTATGTTCGGACAGGCACCAATCGCCCTTATGTAGCACCTAAATAATAGAAAATGTAAACACATCATTAAAATAGGAATGTAAAGGTAAAGGTAATGGCATAATTATAAAAAAAGGTAAATAATATGGGACAAATTTACATTTTAGAAAACAAAAGTAATGGAAAAGTTTACGTAGGACAGACTACTCAAAGTGTTGAGAAACGTTTAAAATGTCACATGAGAAGTAAATATTATATTGGCAGAGCTTTACGTAAATATAGTATAGATAATTTCAAGCAATATGTTTATTGTGGAATACCTGAATCTTTACTTGATTTCTGCGAGTCCGCAATGATAAAAAGATTGAATAGTATTTCTCCTAATGGGTATAATCTCGAAAGTGGAGGACATAAAAATAAGCATCTGTCCGCGGCGACAAAGAGAAAAATCTCGGTGGCAAAAAAAGGAAAAAAAGGGTATTGGCAAGGAAAACATTTTTCTAAAGAACATAAGAAAAAATTATCGGAAAATCATGCTGATTTTTCTGGAAGTAAACATCCTATGTTCGGACGCACAGGAGAAAATAGTCCTATGCACGGGAAACATCGTTCTATGGAAACGAAGAGAAAAATCGCAGCAGCAAATAAAGGCAAAAATACAGGAAAAAATTCTCCTGTAGCTAGAGCGGTATTATGTATAGAAACTCAAGAAGTCTTCAATACTATTAAAGAAGCTGGTAAAAAATATGATGTATGTCGGCACGGTATTTGCAAATGCTGTAGAGGAAAATATAAAACGGCTGGCGGTTTTCACTGGAGATATAACAATGAGAAAAAAGGAGATAAACACCCTTTTTGTTGTTAAGCAATAATATAACAACAAAATGGCGTAAGGAGAAAAATAATATGGGATTTACCAAAAATGACCCAAGAATTAACCGTAATGGTCGCCCCAAGAAAGATAAATCTCTTTCAGATATTTTACGAAAATTAGGTGAGAACAAAAACCCTGGCTCAAAAGTCGCTAGGAAAATTCAGTTAGCGGAAGAAATGTGGAATCTGGCTCTAGTTGAAAAAGATTTTACTACAATGAAATACATCTATAATAGGCTGGACGGGATGCCCTGTCAATCAATCGAACACGAAATCCCTGATCCCGTTACTTTTATTATAGAACGGCCTGATTTAGAAGAAATGAAAGTATCAGACGAAGACGAAGACGGAAAGAAAAAGAAAAAGAAGAAAAAGAAAGATGACAAAAACGTAAAGAAAAAGAAAAAGAACCCTTTATATGGAAAAAAGCTATCAGATGCACATAAAAAGAAATTGTCTATTGCTGCAAAAAAGCGATGGGCTGAAAAAAAATGAAAATAATAAATCCAAAAATAAACCTAAAGTCTCTAACAAATAAAATCTACTATAAATATTTTTGGGATTACAAAAGACATAATATATTCTACGGGGGAGCTTCAAGCGGTAAGTCGGACTTCGTAGCATCTCGTATTTTATATCGGTGCATCACTGAGCGAGGGAGAAATTTTTTAGTTGTTAGAAAAGTTGATAGAACTAACAGAAATTCTACTTTCGCACTTATCCAACAAATAATGAGCCGTTGGAACGTAAATCATTTATTTCGAATAAATAAATCTGATATGACTATCACTAATACTAATGGAAACCAAATCCTTTTCCAAGGGCTCGATGATGTAGAGAAGGTAAAATCTTTAACATTTCCTAGAGGAATTCTTACGGATATCTGGGGCGAAGAGGCTACAGAATTCTCATTAAAAGATCATATAATTCTGAATATGAGACTTCGTGGTGCTTCAAGACATAAGAAGCAATTGACGTATACATTTAATCCGATATCCCAGTTTAGTTGGGCAAAGGAACAATTTTTTGATAAACCTTTACCAGATTCCCAATGTTCTATATTAAAGACAACTTATAAAAATAATGCTTATTTGGAAGAAGAGGATAAAGTTGCTATTGAGAATCTTAAACGAGAAGATAAAACTTATTATGATATTTACGCTCTTGGAAATTGGGGAGTATTAGGCAATTTAATATTCACGAATTATGTCATTGAAAATTTTGATCTTAAAGCTGAAGATTTTGACGAAACATGTTGGGGCATAGACTTTGGCATAGTTCATCCATTTGCAATCGAAAAAGCTGGCTTTAAAGACGGTGAGTTGTATATTTATGATGAACTGTATACAAAAGGATATACTAATAACGAAGTGATTCGCATGAATGAGGAAGAAAAAGTACTGTTACGTGATGATGTTTGCACTGCAGATTCAGCTCGACCAGACAATATCACGGAATGGCAGCAACAGGGATACAATGTGAGTGGCGCAAAGAAAGGACCTGGCAGTGTCAGATTTGGAATCGACTTTTTAAAACGTCATAGAATCCATATACATAAGTCAAATTGTCCAGGAATTGCTGCGGAAATAGGTCTCTATAAGTGGAAGGAAAATAAAAATGGAGATATCATATATCCTGAAGAGCCTGTAAAATTTCGCGATGATGGCATCGATGCACTCAGATATGCAACGGAATACATTTGGCGAAATCAGGATTTAAAAGTTACTATGTCGCAGGGAATTTGGTAGCATATTTTAAGTAAATAGGAGTAATAATGGGACAAATTTATATTTTAGAAAATCAGAAAAATGGCAAATGCTACGTCGGTCAGACTGTTTATAATGTTAAAAAACGGTTATACAGTCATATGAAGAGTAAATATCCGATAGGAAATGCACTAAAAAAATACGGGATAGATAATTTTGATACACATACTATGCAATGTCCAGAGTATTTATTGGATGTTTGCGAAGTAGGCCTTATCGAATTGCTAAATTGCTTGGCTCCTAATGGATATAACTTGGATCTAGGCGGGCATAAACATAAACACCGCTCTCTGGCAACAAGGAAAAAATTATCAGAGGCGAATAAAGGCAAAAAGCGATCAGAAGAAACAAGGAAACTGATGTCTGAAAATCATGATGATCGATCAGGTGAAAAGAATCCTATGTTTGGAGTACATATATGTGGAAAAAATCATCACTTTTATGGTAAACACCATAGTGAAACAACGAAAAAACTGATGTCTGACAATAATAAAGGAAAAAATAATCCTATGTATGGCAGAACAGGTAAAAATCACCCTAGAGCAAGAAAAGTACAATGCATAGAAACTAACGAGACTTTCGATACAATTACAGAAGCAGCTATAAAATATGATGTATGTCGACACGGTATTGGTGCATGTTGCAAAGGTAAAAGAAAAACAGCTGGTGGATATCACTGGGAATATAAAGAGAAAGGAAAGGAGTAATTAAATGTCAAAAATATATGAAGGAAATTACCAAAAAGAAATCATTAAACAAATTGAAGCAGGGAATCCTATAGCAGCCATCATTGCCGACTTGATCGCCGAACATCGATCTCGCGCTATTCAAATGCAAAATTTATATCGAAGGCACAAAAATCAGTCAGCTAGTAGTTGGAGCGAAGAAATTTTGCCAATAGATCACGATGGAATTCCTATTTTCGCGAGGGAATATGATAACGAATTAAAAACCAACCACCGCTTACACAGTGACTTCCTAAATCGAATAAGGTTAACCCTGGTGGGCTATATGGGTAATGGGATCAGTATCTTAGTTAACTCTAAGAAATATGATTCAGAGCCGCTATTAAAGAAAGCAGAGTTAACAATCAGTGATTTCGTCAAATTTAATAATGAATTAAAGAATAATACGACTAGAGTCTCTGATTGTGTCTTATTAGGTACTTCGTATACGTTGCTATTTCAAGATGGAAAAGATCTAAGAACTTTGCAGTTATGTCCCTGGGAAACTATTATTATTAAAGATGCATCACTGGATAAAACAATGTTTGCTATGCGATATTGGACAATAGAGGACAAAGTACTCGACGAGAAATATACTAGAATAGAATGGTATGACGATAAGAAAATTTATTATTATAGATCGATTAAAAATCTTGATGATTCGATGTCTTATGTGCCGCTACAAGTTACGACTTTAGTAAATGGTGTACAAAAAACAGTGATATCTAAGCCTCATTTAATGGCCGACGTGCCGATTATCGAGTTTCCTAAGAATGAACAAAGAATCGGCGATTGCGAAATCAGTTTATCACTGCAAGATGCATACGATATTGCTCTCAGCGATTTAAGTTCTGAGGTAGCACAATTGCGACTATCTTATTTAGTAGGCCAATCAGTTGGCACGAAATTAGACGATGCTTTTAGAGAGCAGCTTAAACAGACTGGTATATTAACTTGTCGGTCGGATGGTAAATGGTATTTTGTTGAGAAAGAAATTGCATCTGAGGCAATAGAAAAATTACTTGATAGATTAGAACGTAACATCTATGCTTTTTCAAATAGTGTAGACTTTACATCAAAAGAATATTCTGGTAATATGCCTATAATGGCTTTTCAATTAAAGACTAAGCCGCTCGAAGAATCTGCTAAAGAAACTGAGAACATGTTCAAGAAAAGTTTTCTTGATATGTATACAATAATAGTAGATTTTTGGAAAAGATTTAAATCTATAGATGTAGATCCACTGTCATTATCGTTCGAATTCACGAGGAATATTCCTTCTAATATTAAAGAAGAAGTTGAAAATTTTAAAAAACTTAAAGGGCTCATTTCTGACAGCTTGGCGCTGTCCAGACTCTCCTTTGTGACAGATGTACAGGAAGAAATAGAACGGCAAAAAGAAGGAAAATAACATATATATTATAAAGGTAATTAGTAATGAGCTGTATTTATATTTTAGAAAATTCTATAAATGGCAAGAAATACGTGGGACAAACTACCAAGACATTTAAAACTCGATTACAGCAACATTTGAAGAGTAAATTTGTAATAGGAAATGCATTAAAAAAATATGGCCTCGATAATTTCAAACAGTACATTTACTCTGGAATACCAGAAAATTTATTAGATTATTGCGAAACAGAAATGATTAAAAGATTGGATACTATAGCGCCAAATGGATATAATCTCGAAAGCGGAGGACATAAAAACAAACACGCCTCTGAAGAATCAAAGAGGAAGATGTCAGAGGCACAAAGTGGCAAACATCTTTCGAAAGAAACAAAAAGAAAAATATCTGAGGCACTTAAAGGAAGGATGTTTTCAGAAGAACATAAGAAAAAAATATCGGAATCAAAAAAAGGTGAAAAAAACCCTAATTTTGGACAGAAAGGTGAAAAGAATCCTAATTTTGGAAAACATCCTTCCGCCGAAACACGGAAAAAAATATCAGAAGCGCATAAAGGAATGATATTTTCTGAAGAACATAGGAAAAAAATATCTGAAGCAAATAAAAATCCATCAGAAGAAACAAGAAAAAAAATATCGGAAGCAAGAAAAAAGTATTGGGCAAATAAAGGGAAATGTAAAGGTAATTAATAATGAGTTGTTAAATCTAAAAACTGATCTTAGAAATGTTTTGCGCAGGCATAAATAAATGCAACCGTAAAACACTACCACATAACCCTTTAAGGGTTTAGAAGAATTAATAGATAATAGATTAGTTTTTAGATTACTTCTTGAAAAGAAAGAAAAAGAACATATATAAATAAAAAGTATTAAGCAAAAAAGAAATGTAAATAAAGGCAACTGTAAAGGTATTTTCAATGGCACAAATATACGTACTAGAAAATAAGAATAATGGAAAAACTTATGTCGGACAAACTATAAGAACTTTCAAACAGCGGTTGAAATGTCACATGAGAGGAAAACAGTATATTGATAACGCACTCAAAAAATACGGGATCGATAATTTCAAGCAGTATGTTTATTCTGGAATACCTGAAGAATTACTCGACGAATTCGAAACAGCAATGATAAAAAGATTGGATAGTATAGAATCAGGGTATAATCTCGAAAGCGGAGGAAATAAAAATAAACATCTTTCTGAAGCAACGAAAAAGAAAATTAGTGAAGCGTTGAAAGGCAAACACCGTTCACAAGAAACAAAAAAGAAAATATCGGAAGCACGTAAAGGAATGGTGTTTTCAGAAGAAACAAAAAAGAAGATTAGGGATAATCATAAAGGCATGAAAGGAAAAAATCATTCGCAAGAAACAAAACAAAAAATGTCTGAATCAGGAAAAGGAAAAAATAATCCCTTTTACGGGAAACATCATTCTCCAGAAACAAAACAAAAAATTTCCGCGGCAATGAAAGGCGAAAAACATTGGAATTATGGAAAACATCTTTCTGAAACAACAAAAAGAAAATTATCGGAATCACATAAAGGAATGGTGTTTTCTGAAGAACATAAGAAAAAAATATCAGAAGCTAAAAAGGGAAAGCATCGTTCTGAAGAATTGTAAAGGTAAAAAATAATAAGGAGAATAATAATGAAACTAGACATGAGTCAAATTAAGCGGTTTTTGAAAGACAACGCCGATGAAGCGGCAGTGCAAGTACTGATAGAAGAAATGGTGGAAGAAATGGTGCCTACAATGGATGACCAACTTGCTGGACTTACAAAAGATAATGCGTACGAACTTTTTATTTGCAAACACCAAAAATTATTGGATGCATTTAATAAAAAAGTTTCGGGGGCAATAGGTAAAAATTGGGAAGAGCACTTTGACGCAAAATATGAAGAAAAATTTTTGAAAGAAAACCCGCCAGAAAGCGACCTTGAAAAAAAGGTGAGAGCTCTGGAACTTAAAGCGATGAAGTCAGAAAAAAGAGCAGACAAGGCAGTGCTTAAAGCTTCTGCCATAAAGCGAATTAGCGAATTAGGTCTATCAGATAAATCTTTAGAAATGATCGACTGGCTAATCGCAGACGATGAAGAAAGTACTTCTAATAGATTAAATACTTTGTTAGAATTTCAGAATGGAATTACTACAAAAGTAAATGAAAAAATCTTAGAAGAAAATGCGATGAACCCAGAAACTGGAAAAAAAGCTCTAGAATCGAATAAAGAAAAACTCATTGCACAGTATAACGAGTTAGAAAAGACTGGAACTGCTGGATCTCCAACGATTCACGCAGAATTATTAGCTCTCGGCGATAGGATTAGGAGTCTCAAATAATGGGCATATATTTATGTTTATATCGGGATTCCAGAAACAAATGGGCATATATTTATGTTTATATCGGGATTCCAGAAACAAATGTTAGTCTATTGCTATAAAAAAGCGATGATAAAAAGATTAAATAGTGGTTATAATTTATAACCACGTGGTAATAAAAATAAACACCCTTTAAAAAGAAGAGGGTTAATCAGTCTGATCAGGCTGATCGTTCTGATCGTCCTGATCGTTCTGATGAAAAACATCCTATGTATGGAAAAAAACATACTAAGGAAACAATAAATAATATGTCTATTGCTGCAAAAAAGCGATGGGCAGCTAAAAGATAAATTAGTGAGGGAAAGTACTCACTAATATTCCTGATAGACGCAAATGGAGTAAATTTTTAAACTACATATTCGGCTGGAATAAATTATACAACTAAATTAAATAAGGAGGCCGAATATGGCTTATACAGACCGTGAAGACGCAAATTATGTTGGACAATTGTTTAGCATAGGCGCACACCAAACACCGTTCTTGAATATGATAGGTGGCTTAAATGGAGGAAGAGTAGTGTCAAGTTTTCTTTTTCCAGTGGCACAACCTTACGCACTTAGTGGCGCAAGTCAAGACACACAAAGTGAAGCAACAGCTGCTGCCGAAGGCACACCAGTTACTGTAACACGTGGACAAGATTATAACACTTGTCAAATTATGAAAAAAGACGCAGAGGTTAGTTACGCAAAACAATCTACACCTGGCGACTTCGCTGGCATACAGGTTGTTGGTAATCAACCAGTACAAGACGAATTAAGTTTTCAAAAAGCAGTTCAGCTAAGACAGTTAGCTATTGACGTTGAATATAGCTTTTTTAAAGGAGCTTATGTAGCACCTAATGCAGCTTCAACAAATCAAACAACTAGAGGTATCGAAGCAGCTATAGCTACAAATTCAGTAGCAGCTGGCAGTACTGATTTGACGAAGGCTTGGATTGATGAAGTATTAAGGACTATGGCCGCAAATGGCGCAGAATTTGTTAATATGATAGCTTACATGAATGCATTCCAGAAACAGATGATGTCTGATATATATGGATTTGCACCAACAGATAGAAATGTCGGTGGATTAAATATTAAACAAGTTGAAACTGATTTTTGTATGTTGGGCATAGTATATGCACCTCAAGCTACGACTTCAGTAGTAGATATTGTGGATATCGCATTTTGTCGACCAGTATTTTGTCCTTACAAAGGACAACGTATTTCTTGGACTGACAAAGGACCAATCGCCGCTAAAAAAGGTGGATTCTGGTATACACAAGTTGGTTTAGATTATGGACCAGAAGAATATCATGGAGAAATCACTGGTTTAAATACTAGTTAAAGGAGGAATATAAAATGGGAAATAGATTACAAGGAAGATCAAGATTAGGAATTCCTCCAGCGTTACGCGCGATCTTAGATACTTATGAAAAAGCAGATCTCACAGATGCGATTGACTTCGGGGAAAATGCTTCATTTAATGCTGATGATAGGTATATCGCATTCGGTGATGATGGAGTTGATGATAGTTCACTTTATTTTAATGGACTTGATTTATGTCTTAAAGATTCGAATACAGGCGTAAAAACGCTTGCTGAGTTAGCGGCTGCATCAACTATGACACTTGATGAAGCTTATGAACAAGGAAAATTTATTGATGGTTCTGGTGCTACTGGTGCTACTAATGCATTTAGTGTTGGTGGTGCTGCAGCTGATGATAAGGTTGAAATTTTTCATAATGCTACAAAGGCGACTATTAATTGCCGAGCTGGTAATATGGATATCACTGCTCAGGGTGGTACAATCAATTTCAACGATGAAGCTCTTACTACAACTGGAAAAGTTACAGCCGATGGTGGAGTTGAGATTGGCGCTGATAGTGTTAAATTAACACTTGGAGCTGATGATGCAACTGATGCTTATTTACAGCATGATGGGAATCATCTAGAAGTATTTTCAAAAGGATCAATAGAATTATTTATGTCTGGCGATGCTGATGACTATATGGTATTTAGTACTGTATCTGATGTACCTACAATTGGTACTGCAGGAAGTTGTGATTTAGATATCACTTCAGATTCAGGTGAAATCACTTTCGGTGACGATAATGTTACTATAGGCACTGGAACTCTTGATGTAGCAGGAGTAGCAACTTTTACAGTTGCTGCAACTACTGCTGGAATTAATAACGCAACTAATCCGATTGATACTACAGCTGCTATAAAAATAGGAGCTGATTCAATTAAACTTTCATTTGGTGTTGATGACGCAGCAGATTGTTACATTGAGTGGAATGGAGACAATATGAACTTCTATTCTTCTGCTCATGGCAATGTTGTTACACTTGATACTTTAGCAGGTGGATCATTAAGTAATCCAGATGTAAGTGGTGACCTTACTATAACAGAAGGAAAACTCGTATGGACAGACGGTCAGGATGAAGTTGCTGGTACATGGACATTTTCTAATGTAACAAATGATGGAATTGATATTATTGCGAATTCAGCTACTACGAGTAATATTTTACATATTACTTCAACAAGTCTTGTAGGTGGTTCTGGAGTTTTAGTTACTTTAGCTGAAGGTACATTAAGCGGTGGATATTATTTTGAAGGCGCTGACGCTGGTACTACTGTCTTTGGTGTTAAAGAAGATGGTGAGATTGAGATAAGAGGCGCTGCAGCAGCTGATATGATTACAATAACTGCTGGAGAACTGGTATTATCAGATGGTGTATTTGAAGTGGATATATCTAACGGTAATGATCAGGGATGTTATATAAAACGAGCTGATGTTACAGGAACAGCTGCACTTCTAGAAATAGAACAAAGTGCTGACGGCCCAACATCTCCATGTCTCCTGTTAGATATGAATTCGACAGGTGATGCTGATGTTCTAGAGATTACTAATGCTGGTACTGGATTTGCTATTACGGCTACTGGAGGCGTTGCAGGCTCTGGTGGATTTGAATTTACTACTGCTGCTTCTGCGACTGCACCTGCGATTGACGTAAGTGGAGATTGGGATGGAGCGGCTGCTACTGGTATGATAATGGCAGCAAGTAATGGAGTTCTAGCCGATGTTGCTGCAAGTTTACTGTACGCTGCACACTCAGGAAATGCCGCTGGAGCAAGCCAAGAAGGCTCATGTCTTAATTTGGTTGAGACTGGAGCAAATTCTGGTACATCTTATGCTGCTGGAATTTCTTCTACAAGTAATAACGCTATGCATTTAGTTACTATTGCAGTTGGCACAACTAATCTAGTGGTAGATGGGGGATCTGGACAAACAGCTTCAATGACTGTTCTTGATGGAACTCCTGCAAACGGTTGGATTGGAGCTGCTAATGTTGGAATGTTACATCTGAAATCAGACGGCGCTTTAGCCGATGTTGCAGCTAGCTTATTACATGTAACTTATACAGGTGATACTGATACTGGTAATAAAGTATCTATTGGAAACTGTGCTTACTTCTATGAGAATGGAACAATTGAAGCTGGATCATATGCGGTCGGAATTAAATCAACAGGTGGAAATGCTCTTAACGTTGAAACAGCTGCGACTGATACAATCAATTTAAACGTTATTGGAATTACAGGTCAGACAGAAAGTATGATCAAATTGAATGGTGGAACTGGAGCTGACGGATGGATTGGTGCTGATACTAATGGAATGATTGAAATCGATATGAATGATGCTAATTTAGCTCATGTTAACTCAAGTGGATTAGCAATTACTTTTAGTGGAGTACCACAGAATGCTTCTAGAGGACATTGTTTAAGAATAGTTGATACATCTAATTCAGGTGGAGCTACAGGATACGCAGTTTACGTAAGCGCAAATGATGCTGAAAATGAAGCAATGCTTATTGATAGTGGAAAACTTGATGTGGATGAAGAGGTCAGACTTAACACTGCAAGTGCTGGAGCTGGTCTAGGGCATATTAAAATTGGTACTACTGCAGATCACGCTGGTGCTAAAGGTGAGAATGTTATAACAATTAAGAATGGCGCAGTAAAACCTGCTGGTGCTATAGCAGATTGTGCTTCATTATTTACTGAAGGCGGAGAGCTAGAAGGTATTGATTCTGGTGGAGTTGAAACTACATTAACACCACATACAGAAGAGGGTGATTATGTAATCAATTCATATGTCCCTTGGAGAAACAGTACTCTAAGAATTCACTTAGAACAAATAATAGATTTCTTGGTAGAAAAATATCCTGAGATTTCGAACCTTGTTCAAAGACTCGAAGGACGAGATATGATTCCTAAGGCGACAAAGTCACCTAAGAGAGTAAAGTAAAATAAATAAAATAATAATATAAAGGAGAGGGTTATACCCTCTCCATTTTAAAGGAGAGAAATTATGGATGAAGTTAAGAATTTTGTTAAAAAGAAATGTGTAAAAATGTCAAGATTAGAAATTCTTGAGGCTGAAAAACAAGCAATAGGCAATAATTTTCATCAGGCCAATGTGCAAGTAGATAAGCTTACAAAGGAAGCTAATGTAAAATTAGCTGAATTGAATAAACAGAAACAAGAATTTATCTTAGCATTTAGATTTGTAGAAGGACAAATTGAAGAAGCAAAAAGGAATGAAGAAGGACAAATTGAAGAAGTAATAAGGAGTTGTAATTAAATGTCAATAATTCAATCATTAAAAAATGACGCTCTTGTATATCAAGAAAACGGATATAAGACTCGCTGGTTGGATGCCCTTGGCACTGACGTCATAAAATATCTATCTCGACCAGGAATTGCAATAGATGCATCTTCAGAACCAGCCGAATGGAAAAATGATGAAACAGGATCTAATACTATAGTAAATCATACTACACGTGGAAAATGGTTGCTAATCACAACAGGCGGAACTGAATATAATGGAATTAATATGCAGCTTCACGGATCAGCTTTTCAGGTAGAAGCTGGCAAACCGTTTTACTTTGGAATCAAATGTGCCACAGAAAATGCTGCAAAAGGCGATTTTTTAATTGGCCTTTGTGAAGTAGATACAACTTGTTTGGCTACATCTGGTGCTCATGCACTTAGTGTAACAGACGACGGAATATATTTTTATCATCTCAATGATGAAACAGACGTCACATTTGTAAACGAATTGGACGGCGTAGAAGGACCTGTAGCAGTAGGAACAACACATGATACAGATTATCATGTCTACGAAATTTATTACAACGGCGAATCAATTAAAGCGTATTACGATAACGCTTTAGTAGCTGAAATTACGAGCGGTCTGGCTGCAGTAGCACTTACACCAACAATTAACGTTCGTGCTGGTGACGATGGCGCAGAGATCTTTGATGTAGAATGGTTGCGGTGTATCCAAATATAACATAATGCGAGGAGATCTTAAATGGTAAGAGGACTATTAATGTCAATATTTACGCGACGAGAATTAAATAATACTACAAATTCTGAGCTCATCTCATTAGCTAAGAAGTATAAAATTGTTGGTAATAGAAGAATAGCGAATTCGATCGATAGGCGAGGGATTATTAGCAGTCTATTATTATTAAAGAAAAAGACTACTACTAGTACTTGCAAAAAGAGTACTACTAGTACTCTCAAAGAGAAAAAAACAGGAGCGAAGACTCCTGACCCCCAGAAAAATATTAGTAAATTACCGTTAAAGAAAGAAAGAAAAAAGCGAAGTAGTACTCGCAAAGAGAAAAAATAAATGAATAAAGGAGAAAATCGTGAGTTGCATTTACATTCTAGAGAATAAAATTAACGGTAAGTGCTACACAGGGCAAACCACACAATCAGTAAAAGTACGGATGAAAGGTCATATGAGGAGCAAACAGTATATTGGTAACGCTCTTAGAAAATATGGTATTCAAAATTTCGATACACATACTATGCAATGTCCAGAGTACTTATTAGATGTTTGTGAAGTAGGTCTTATTAAATTGCTTAATTGTATGGCGCCAAGTGGATATAATTGTGATCTAGGTGGAAATAAAAATAAGCATTTTTCTGAAGAACATAAGAAAAAAATATCAGAATCAAAAAAAGGAATGATATTTTCAGAAGAACATAGAAGAAAACTGTCAGAAGCACATAAAGGAAAACACCATTCGCAAGAAACGAAGAAGAAAATATCAGAGGCAAATAAAGGTGAAAAAAATGGTATGTTTGGAAAGAAAGTTTCAGAAGAAACTAGAAAACTGATGTCTGCTAATCATGCCGATGTTTCTGGTGAAAAAAATGGTATGTTTGGACGTTATATACCACAATCAAAAGAAGTAAATTTAAGAAGGTCTGAGACTATGAAAAAGTATTGGGCAAAAAGGAGAATATCGTGAGCCACGAACATTTATCAAACAATCCAATTTTTACAGATGGAAATGCATTTTTAATTACTGTTGTTGATACGGCTTTGGCAGATAATGGATCAATTTATGTACAGCTTCGAACACCTAAATTTTCAGCTGCAAGAATATATATAGATGCACATGCTTCAATTACAGAAACTGCTAAAAAATCTGGCCAGCTAGAAATACTCGAAGCACCTGCTTTTACGACAGGAGATGCAGCAGTAGCTGTTATAAATGTTAATAGAAATACTGTTAAGACGTCTAAATTATCAAATGTATTTAGTAATCCAACTTCTATAGTTGGTGGAACTTCACTTGGTAAAATAACAGTTGGAGTCCATAACGAAGAACTGCCCGCTTTTTGGTTGAAGCCAGAAACTGATTATATTATACAACTGACAAATTTATCAACAGCTGGAGCCAATTGTGGAATCGCAATTCATCTCCGCGAGGGCTAGGAATGTCAATAATTAGCGCTACAACTGTACAATCAATTTTAGGAATAGGAGACACCTATGCGACGCAAATAGGGTTTCTCATACCTTATGTGCAGGACGATATTCTTAATTATGTTAATAATTATTTTAAAGATCCGAATATTGCGATCTCAGTTTCGACTATCGCATTTGTTGATAGCGACCCTGACACAATTACAGATTCTGGGTCAGGATTTGTTACAGCACTTTTTGCTGATGGTATGGATATTATTGTAGAAAATAGTGTTTATAATGATGGAGTATATGAAATCGATACAGTAGCAGCAGGAATTTTAACACTAGTATCGACCGACGAATTAATAGCAGAACTAGTTACTGCTTCGGCTGGAGTAACAATTACACGGGTTAAGTGGCCAAAGGGCTTACAAATGATATGTGCTCAGCTAATCTGGGAAAATATCGACCGAGGTTTGAACAAATCAGTCGAATCAGAAACTGTTGGTGATTATCGAGTGCACTACACCTCTATTACAGGCGGAGGATATAGTGAAGCGATCATGAGTGGATTAGAAAAATATACTAGGCCAGGTTTTGCATAAAATGAGTATACAATCACATTATAAACAAACAGCCATTTTCAAAAGTTTTGATGAAACTAAAGATTCCTTCGGAATGCTAGATAAGAGTGATAGTAATTGGGATCTTGTGCTCAGCACTCCTTGTTTATTTCACAAACTAATTGGTGACAGCAAATTCGTTAAAGGGAAAGAAACAATCTACAAAACAGGTATAGTCTTTTGCGGATTTAGCTCCCTTATAAGAACAGAACATAGAGTTACAATTGATGATATAGTTTATGAAATTGTTGATATAAAAGATGCTAATTCTAGACAGCATCATCTCGAAATAGAGGTGAAAGGAGTTGAATAAATGCTAAGTTTTGAAATTACTTCGAAAGGCGATTTAGATAAAAGTGATAATTTAGAACGTGCTAAAAAAAAAGCGCTTCCAGTAATTGCAGAATTCGTAAAAGGGAAATCTAAAGATTTGTGTCCTGTAAAAACAGGTCACTTGAAAGATTCTATAAAATCAGAAGTGAAAGGTGATATCGCCTTTTTAGGAACTGATGTTAATTACGCTTGTATATTTGGCGCGGGGGCGCATATAACAACAAAAAAGGCTAGTAAGCGCATAGGAAAGATAAAAATTGGTGATATGGTTTTAACACAAACTGGAGAATACAAAAAAGTTGTAAATATAAATAAATTCAGAGCAATTAGAAAACCACGCTTAATAAATATAGAAGTTGAATGGAGAAAAGGAAAATCTCATAAATTAATAGTTACAGAAGATCATAAAATATTAATAAATAGAGAAAATCGTAATAAATGGGTAATGGCAAAAGATATGTTATTAACTGATAAAATATATTCACGTAAAAAAATAGCTTATAATAAAAAATATAAAGTATGTGAATATTGTCAAAAAGAAAGAAAAGCACGAAATAAGAAGTATTGTAGTATTGAATGTAGAACAATGGCTTGGAAAATTAAGAACCCTCATACTGGAATGAAACGAACCCAAGTATCAAAATTAAAAATGAGAAAAGCAAGACAAAAATATCATGTTCAATATCCAGAGAAACATATAAATAGAATACTTGCACAGAAAGGATATAGAACTAAACATGAAAAAGATGTACAAGCATGGCTTGATTTGAGAAATATAAAATATAAAACACAATTCCAAATAGGCAAACGATATGTAGATTTTTTTATACCAAAAAATAATGAAGTTTTTGAGGCAGACGGAGCATATTGGCATAGTAATCAACAGATAGATATTCAAAGAGATAGGGAATTATTAAATATCAATAATAAATTAAAAATAACTCATATTCATTTTTATGATAAACGATTTACAAATATATTTGATGCAAATCCATTACCTAATGTTCATTACATTGTATGTAATCCCGATATAAAAAGTTTTGTTGATAAAAATGTATTTGAGCAAAAAAAAATAGTATCATTAACAAAATGGACTTATAAAAATAAAAAACATAAAAACGATGGTTTGGGCACAAATTTATACGATTTGAGTGTTGAAGATATTCATTCATTTTATGCAAATGGCATGTTAGTTTCTAATAGCTACGTAGAATATGGAACTTCTAGACAATCGCCTCAATCTTTTTTACGTAAGGCAATAGATATGCATAAAAAAGAAATTCTAGAAATTTTTAGCCAAAAAATAATTAAGGCATGGAAGTAAAACATGGCATCAGAATTTCTAATTTCCGCTCTTAGAGCTCGTTTGTTAAACGACACGGATGTGACTGATATTACTAACACAAGAGTATACTATTTAGAATCTCCCGAAAAGCCCACATATCCCTATCTGCTAATTCATGAGATAGATGATTCGGATGAGAACTCTATCATAGGTAAAGATGGCAGCAGTCCCCGTATACAAATAGACTCGGTGGACAAGAATGAAAGCGTCGCTACGGTAAAAACATTGGATTTAGCAGTAAGATCTTCATTAAATGATTTTTCAGGTGATATGGATGGCATTCAGGTGAATTGGACCGTAAGAGGTGGTTCAAAAGTATTCAGAGAACCAGAAAACATATTACGGATAACGAGAGATTTTATTTGTTTTTACAACAGACCGTAAAGGAGGACGGAAATATGCTTACTGTAAAAATTTCAATTACAACTCGCTGTAATTCAAGATGTAAAACTTGTCCAATTTGGAAATTGCAACCCCAAGATATGGCTTATGATGATTTTGTTAAAATATGGGATAAATTAAATTCTAACCCACACATTAATAAAATTATTTTGAACAACACAGGGGAGCTTTATTTGCATCCCGATTATTTGAAAATATTAAAGTACATAGAAAATAATAGTAAAAAGTACATTGTCATGACAACTAACGGCAGTTGGTTTCCTTATATACCAAAAATTGATAATATCATTATTAGTTTTAATGGCGGCACTAAAGATTCCTATAACCGTATGACTGGGCTGGACTTTCATAAAGTATTTGCTAATATAAGGAATAATTTTGAAAATATGATGAGGAAAATAAGCAAGATTGAGATACACTGTTTGATATGCGAATTAAATAAAAATACTGAACGAGAGTTTGTTCGGCTATGGAAACGATTACCTGCGAAACTTAGAATTTCTTATAAATACGACAACCAATTTGGCGCAGATTTAACAATTGACAGATATAAAGAATCTAAAAGAATATTTTGTGATTACCTGAATATATTAAGTATATCGCCAACTGGGCAAGCGCTTATGTGTGCTCACGATTTTTCCTCCTCGACGAGTTGGGGAAATATTTTACAAGATAGTGTATTTGATCTTATGACACATCCTTTAAGAGAAAAAAAAAGATTAGAGCATTCAGATAGTAAATTTCTAGGATTATGTGAAAAATGCAATCATAACCAGTGCACCGATGGGCTCGTTTTTGAGGCGTGCAGATGAAACTAGCAATTCAATGGATGAACAAATTTGATGCGATATCTAATAGTTTTGGATATGCGACGCATCAGAAAAATATATCTGAAGCAATGCAAAGAAATGGAGTCGAAATTTCTGATGACGCAGATATCGCGTTTTTTATAGTTCCTCTCTGTCATTATGTGCCAGTTAAAAATAAAATCAATATTGTATACACGATGTACGAATACAGCTCTCTTCCCGCAAATTGGATCAACAAGCTAAAGGATATAGATTTATTGATTGTACCTTGCAGTCATAACAAAGAATTATTTGGTAGATATACAGATGTTCCAATCTCAGTATGTTTAGAGGGGACTAATACGAACTATTATAAATATGTAGAGAGAAATTCTAAGCCAAATCAATTCATATGGCTTTGGCTGGGAGCTAACAACCTGAGAAAAGGTTATCTTCCGCTGATTCAAGCTTGGAACTTCTGGGCTAAATATCATCCAGATGATTTTTTAATAATTAAGACAACACCCAACATGGTATCTACGAAAGAGGACGTGAGAAGATTTAAGAATCATGTTATGATAGATTCTAGAAAATTACCACTAGACTCTTTAGACTCTCCACCTAACATGTTTGATGTTTATAAATACGCTAATGCATTCATTATGCCGACAATGGGAGAGGGATTTTGTTTGCCATTAGTCGAAGCTCTTGCTACAGGATTACCTTGTATATACACAAACTGGTCAGGACCTACAGATTATATGAATTCTGATATAGGTTATCCAGTAGATTATGAGTTGGTAGAAGTTTCTACAGCAGAAGAAATCGGTTATAATAAAATGGAGCATTGGAGCCGAGCCGCATATGCAGATATAAACTCTATATTGAGGCAAATGGCAACTATCTATTTTAATTATGATATAGCACTAGAAAAAGGAAGAAGAGGTGCTGAAATGGTAAGAAAGAAATTAACTTGGGATATCAGTGCGAAGAATTTAATCAAAACGATTAAAGATTTTGTAAGATAAATATATTAATGGTCGGGCATGCTAGCATTAGCGCTTGCTGCAAAGGCCGAAGTAAAACCGCTGATGTTTTAAGCATTGGCAATATAAGGAGGCCGCTAAATGGCAGAGACATACTTAGATGGAACCGATGGTTCCTGTAAATTAAACACTGCTACATTCCCAGTTACAAATTGGGAGTATACTGGTAATATTGTTTCTGAGGAGACAACACCTGTGGGTTCATCTGATAGAACATTTGAATCAACTATTAGAGAAGGTTCGGGATCCGTTACATTTAAGCTAGACGCAGATCAAGCTAGTCAAAAAGTATTAATCGATCAATTATTATCAGCTAACACACCAGAGAAAGTTTTATTACAATTATACCAGGATTTGACAGGCGCCGCGCAATTATACTTTTCAGCGATAATTACAAGCATCGCGTTTCCGAAAAGCGCCGCTGCGATCGATACAGTGACTATATCTTTTATTAAAACTGGCGTACTTTCACATGTTCCAACAACGTAAAAGAAGTATAAGATGGGACAGATTTACATCTTAGAAAATAAGATAAATGGAAAACTAATTTGAATTATAATCACGGTGATCCTAGTGAAATATACGATGAAATATGGAATGAATCTGTAATAATAATAAATACCAGTTCGGAAGGTATTGGTCACATACAAAAACGTTTTCTTAGATATACTTTTGGAGTTCAAGAAGCTACGGATTTTTATGATTCAAGTTACGACTGTACCAGGAAACAAATTTCATACTCAAATACTGAAGGATACAAAAAGGAAGATTAGTGAAAGTGGTAAAGGTAAAGGCAAGGAAAACATCATTCTAAAGAATCAAAGAAATTTTTCCTGATGGAGAAAAAACATGACTACAAAACAACTTGAAAAAAAAATCTCTTTTTTAAAGGAAAAGGTTTTTCCTATTATTTGGATAATAATGTTTGGAATAATAACAACTTGCTCTATTGGAATATTAAGTAGTATAGATAATAGGCTTACTTCCATTGAATTAACTCTCGACAGAATAGAACAAATTGTTATAAATCTTTCTGCTACCCAGGGAGATCTACAAGCTGATAGCGAAGGTAATAAGATAGATGTAAAAGCATTACGCAAAAATAAGGAGAACACAAAATGAGTGAATATATTAATGGAACAGATGGTCGGTGTTTGCTGTCAGAAGCAAATTTCCAAGTCACTTCATGGGAATACACGGGCAACATAGTCTCTGAGGAGACAACTACGATAGGTTCATCTGATAGAACATTTGAATCAACTGCACGCGAGGGGAGTGGATCCCTGACGTTCAAATTAGATGTTGATGATGCTTCTCAAGTAATTGTAATTAACCAACTGTTGTCAAGTAATACACCAGAAAAAGTTTTATTACAACTGTACCAAGAGCTTGAAGTTACGACCCTAACATTTACTGATGATAGTGGCAACACAAATGATAATTATGGCGGATATTACGCAGATCTTTACGTAGGTCATGATATACATAGATTTTGGTGGGATGTAGCAGACGGCGACGCAGCTCCTGCAGATCCTGGCACTCTACACGAAATTGATATTGCTACTGATGACGATGAAGACGCAGTAGCAGCTGCAACATCTGCAGTAATACATGCTGTAAGTGGTTTATCAAGCGATTATTCTAGTGGAGCAAGTTTTAATGTGACGCATGAATTAGGGGCAGAAGGCAACGCCTCAGAGAATACATCGGTGATGACAGTAACAATTCTCGTCGAAGGAGCGCAGTTATATTTTTCTGCTGTTTTGACAAGTATAGCTTTACCAAAATCAGCCGCTGCGATTGATACAGTAACAGCGTCTTTTATCAAAACAGGAACACTTATACATGTTCCAACAACAGTTTAAGAAACTAAAAATAAAAGGAGAAATAAATAATGAATTATACACTCGAGTCTGAAAACGTTTTTATCCCTAACTTCGATAAAAACAAAGATCGTAAAGGTGATGAGCAAATAAAGGTAATATATCAATATCCTACAGGTTGTGAATTAGCCGCTACGATCAAATCTAAAAATGTTAATGGTCAAATTGTCATCGAATCAGACTATGGAAATTTAGTAGATTCTTGCGTACTACGAATTGAAAATTTATCCGTAAATAGAAAAGCGATAAAGAAAATTGAAATACTCAAGAAATTGAGGGGATTTGCTAAATTATACTCAGAAATTACTACACACATCATCACTAGCACAAGTGGAATAGAAAAAAAAACTTAAAAATATGTTGGTTTCTACTTAGAGACGGTTGGGCTAACAAATTAGATAAAATCAAATTCATGAAGAATATAGAACGGCCCGTTGAAAAAAGAGGACGGTACGTTGAAAATGGAAAAACAGTTAAAGTTTTTACGCATGATATCCCCGGATATTTCAACAAGCAAAATATGTTTTTCATAAATTTTTGGCGAAGGTGGAAAATTTTCGGCAATCCTTGGAATACTGGATGGGCAACTTGGCCTTACTGGGCTATCGAGGTAATAGAAACTTTAGAAGAATGTAGTAACTTAAGTAAAACGTTTAAGAAGTGAAAGCAATGGAGGTATGCATAAATGATTTCTGAAGAATTAATTATCGCTGTTAAAGCACAAACTGATAAAGCTGTCAGTGATTTGAAAAGTGTAGAGGCTCAAACTCAAGCGATAATCAACACAGGAAAGCAATTAAGTACTTTCGTCACTTTACCGCTTTTAGCCCTCGGAACCGCTTTTGTGATGACAGCAGCAGATGCAGAAGAAACTAATAGCAAATTCGATGCTGTATTCAAAAATCAGTCTACTGGTGTCCGAGCATGGGCTAAAGAATTCTCAGCAGCTACTAATAGAGCCACAATAGATAACATTGGTTTCCTTTCAACGATACAAGATACATTAGTACCTCTTGGTTTTATGAGAGATGAAGCCGCTGAATTATCAAAGACAACAGTTACATTAGCAACTGATTTAGCGAGTTTTAACAATTTACCCACTGAAGATGTTATAAAATCAATTCAGAGCGCATTGGTAGGAAATCACGAAACAGTAAGAAAATTTGGTGTTGTCTTAAATGTAGCAGCAATAGAACAAGAATTATTAAATATGGGTCTTACTGATGGATTTGACGCTGCATCAGAAGAGGAGAAAGCATTAGCTAGATTAAACATTATAATAGATAGTACAGCAGATGCTCAAGGTGATGCTGTTGCAACAGCTGAGAGTTTTACTAATCAAATGGTGGGAATGGAATCAGCTGGAACAGCTGCTGCTGAAGCATTCGGTACCTTATTATTACCTGCATTATCAGATATTATTGGGTACATAACAGATGCTTTGAAATGGTTTACTGAGCTTGATGATGGTATGAAAGGTATAATTTTGACATTAGCTGGAATTGCTGCAGCAGCAGGACCTGTTGTTATGGGAATAGGAGCAATTCAAGGAGCAATAGCTGTATTTTCTGTAACAGCAGCAGCAGTATTTGGCCCAATAGGGTTAATTATCGCAGGAGTTGCAGGATTGATAGCATTAGGAAACGCTATTGATGAAGTTATTGGACCTCAAGCACAGCATAGAGAAGCTGTTGAAAAGATGAAAGCTCCGTTGAAAGATATTATTGAATTGACAGCTCAACGATTTGAAGCTCTACAAGATTTAAAAAATTCTCTTATTGAATTAACTGATGTAGAGTTAGCAGAAACAAAAGCGCAAACGCAATTGCAATTAGCACAAGTTCAAACTGCAAATATAGATGATTTTGTAAAAAAAATGTTGATTAGTGGAATGGAAAAAACATTAGTAGTGATTGCTAATCTACAAGATGAAAGAAAAAAACTTATTGACGGTATGGGTGATGAAGGTGATGCAGCAGGTGATTTAGGTAAAACTTATGATGAACAACTTAAATTAAGAGTTAAACAAAATGCTTTATTGGTGGAATTGTTTGGCACTGAGGAAGAAAAATTTATTGCATCTATTGAAGCTCAAGCTGCTAAACATGAAGAATTATTATTAGACCGATTTGATAAGGAGAAGTGGATAGCTGATGAAATAGCTAAATATAGATTTGAAAAAGCTCAAGAAACTGCTGCAGCTGCTGCAGAATTAGAACAAGAGGAATTAGAACGAGAAGCAGACTTTCTTGCAGAAAAAGCAGCGTTAGAAGAAGAAGCTGCTGCAGCCGAAAAAGCACTTAGAGAACAAGAACAAGCAGAATTAAAAAAAGATCTGGAAGATCGCATTACTGAATACGAAAAATATACTAATTTAGTAATGGCAGCCGTAGGTAATTTATTCGATACGATGGCAACTCAGTTGGTAGAGGGAGAAGCTAGCTGGGAATCTTTTGCGAAGGTCGCCCAGGGGGCAATTGCCAATGTAATACGAGCTTTAGCAAATGAGATGATTGTTAACGCTGCAGGCGAGCTTGCAAAATTTATAGCCTCTTTTGGGCTTAATGCTGCGGCAGGTGCAGCAGCAGCTGCATATACAGCAGGAGCAGCGTTAGGTTATGGAACTGCAGCGCTGGTCGAATCGTTTGCTCAAGGTGGTAGTTTCGAAACATCAGGCCCTCAAATGATAATGGTAGGAGATAATCCTGGAGGAGTAGAAAAAGTTGATATTACGCCTGTCAGTGGACCAGGGGGTGACAGTGGTTCATCACGTCTGGTCATTAATATTTCGCTAGATGGTATTAAAGAGAAAATTTTTGATGAAATGTATGACGCCAGTAACAAAGGTGATTTCCTCATATCTGCGGGAGCAATAATTTAAGGAAATAATATGGGACAGAATAATAACATTTGCAAATACTGCAAAGGTCGAAGAAAAACGGCTGGTGGATGGTATTAGAGGTATATAGGAGATGACGAGGATATTATACAAAAACAACTGGGATAATTATACTATCGATTCAAATTCTGAGGACGCAAATTATCCAGCTATAAATACAGTAGACACCAGTCTTTCGAAAGTTTGGCACAGTGTCGGAGTCAGCGCTGAATGGATATCCTTAGACTGTGGCGCAGGAGTGACTATTAATCCAACTGTGGCAGTCATAGCTGGGCACAACATTTCTGAATCCGCAGCAACCATTAAAATACAAGGAGATGATGACTCTGATTTTAGTAGTCTAGCCGTTGACGAGAGTTTTACACACGCAGAAGGCAATATGGTTAAATTTTTCACTGGATCTGCTTTAAGATATTGGAAATTTTTAATTACAGATGAGACTAATAATTCTGGTTATATATCAATTGGCAGATTATTTTTGGGTACTTATCTAGAAACTGATAATGCGATTTTTATTAGCTTTCCTTATAATATAGATGATACATCACTAACTGATACATCACTAACTGGCCAATTGTACGGAGACGAGGGTGTAATTTTAAGAAAATATGATTTGAGTATACCATTATTGAGCGATACAAATAGGAAAGCTCTTGATGTTATGTATAAATCTGTAAAGGTAGTAAAACCAATATTTTTCGTTTTCGATCATTCCGATCTTACAACAATAACTCCCTTATATTCGTCATTTACAAAATATGGTTACAGTCATGGAAAATCGAATTTGTGGAATTTGAAGCTTTCGATCAAAGAGGCTAAATAATGGCAGATCTAACAATAGAAGAAAGACTTGTACGAATTGAAACCACTCTATTTGACACAAATGGCAGCGAAGGTTTCGTATGAATAAAATCATTCTATTGATTCTTGCTGGAGTAACTATAGCAGGATTCATTATAAATATTATTATATAAAGAGGTATATTATGGCAGGTGCACGAGTAACAGTTCCATCAGTAGGAGCTACCGACTGGACAGAATTTATAACAGTCGTGGAAAGAATGCGGCGAGGTTTTATGTCGTTAATGTTGACAAATCTCTATGCCACAACAGAACCACAAATAGCTGCTGGTAGCGTTGTTGAAATAGATAGTACGCTTTACCAATTCTTAGTTAATGAAAGTATCACAGGTTGGGCTGGGATTGGTGATGCTAGTATGGCGTTTATCAAATTAACCGCAGCTGGCGCTAGCGTGACAGCTAGTTGGGAAGACACTAATGGTACATGGTCTGATGCGAAACAAGGCTATTATGATGGATCTGATAGATTTATTGGTGGATGCTATCGCACTAACGTGACAACCTGGACTGATAAATGGATATGGTTAAAACGCAGATTTATTTTTGGCGGGGGTTTTTATGTGGGCACAGATAATCCAACTACGACGCAAGGGCTTCATTCCTCTGGAGGAATAAGAACTGACGAAGCAGCACCATACTTAAAAACTAAAGTAATGGAAATTGGTGACTGGAATATGGATGCTTCAGGAACAAAAACTTTAACACATGGTTTAGATCCTTCTAAAATAAGATATTTAACAGCAATTATATATGGAGATGTTGGAACAATTTATGAAAATGGAGGAGTTCCTATTAATTGGTCATATCATTCGGGTGGGGTTGCAAAAATAGCGGGAAATATTGGTATAAAACCTGCAACTAATACTTTAATTGAAATGGAAAGAACGACTGGGGAAACATTTGACGGTCCTTTTTTTGATGCAACATCATTTAATAGAGGATGGGTAATTATAACATATGAAGCTTAGAGCGAATAAATGAGAAATAACTTTTTTGATAGATATGATTGTGAATCACTTACACCTCCTATGGTGCTTGATGAAACTACACCTGTTGAAACAAATGTAGTTTTTAATAGATCAGCGCCAATAGATAGGGGTTCTTGCGAAGTAGCCACTAGTCCCATGGTTTTCGATGAAGAGGTACCAATACTTTATGATGCATTATGGGTGAGAAGCGATGAGCAAGCTCATAATGAAGAATACAGTTATAAATGTACAAAAAATATTGCTGCTGGCGATGCTGCTATAGTTGATTTAGTTGATGTAGCAGCAACAGATGATATGCATGGATTAGTTGCTGGCCAGACTTATACATTCTCAGCGTGGGTATATATACCTTCAGGTGGGATTTTTGGAAGCGAAGTTACCTTAATCATCTACGATTATCAAGGTGGTTGGGCCCCAACAATAACTGCAGCTGCTAATGTGTATGACGCTTGGCAGAAGGTAACTGTTACGAGAACTATAAGAGCTGCAGCGACAGGTATTATTGTGAGATTTATGGCCGCATCTTCAGCCTCTATCAACGAATATTTCTATGTTGATGATGTAAAACTTGATCATGCACGTGGTGGAAAATTTAGTTATAGATTAACAAAGACAATAGCAGCAGGAACTGCAGGTTCGGTACTTCTTACTGACTCTTTAAACACTGCCGATATGCATGGCTTACTAGCAGGGCATAAATATACATTCGGAGCTTGGGTATATATTCCTTTAGGTGGGATCAAAGGTTCAGAAATAACATTTCAAATAGGTGATTATGTAGCATCATGGGATTACACATCACAAGCTGCAACTGACACTTATGATGCCTGGCAATATGTAGAAGTTACTCATGATGTAGATGCAGATGCTACAGGTATCGTAATAAAAATAGAAGTGGATTCGGACGCGGCAACTGGCGAATATTTCTTTGTTGATAAATTTCTACTTAATGATTGGTTGGATTGGATCAATAAGCCATTTTCTAAGAAGAAGATTCTTGTAGAAATTTCATCTGGCTTAGCTGAAGATTTTTGGCTTAGTGAAGAGCCAGGAATATGGTACAACAAATTAACGGTTTGGGTCCCAGATAAAAAATTTGGTTTTGGATATGGTGTTTTTGGATACGGCTCTTTTGGGAATGATGGTACTGATACACTAGGCCATAATGCTGTATATTATCAAGTTGGCAGTGTGAAAATAAGTGGTGTAATTTATACTGAATATGACAAATATGATGATTGTGTTGCTAATAGTGAAAGTTGGTATTACGACATTATAACAACTAAATTATATTTGCACTTCCTTAATGATACTGCACCCTGGGAGCAAACTGGAGCCTGGGAGCGAACTACAATAAGCATAGGCTTAGTAGCTGGTTTTTCGAATCATGCAGGTTACTATAATGATATATATTACGATGCAAGAGTTATATCTATTCCAAATATCTCATATAGGAAAAATTGGTTGTTTTTTGGTATTGCAAGATCTGCAGGTGGGGAAGTAACTCTTGATAATTCTGATGGTTATTTTGATAATTTTGCAACTCATGATATTTTCGGCCATAAAATAGTTTTTAGGTTTGGGGTCGACGATATTGCACATGCTCAATATTTAGAGTTAGCTAACTTTTATATAGATAAAATAACTGTAACAAAAACAACATTCTCAATAGCTTTAAATGATAAGCGTTCTTTCCTACAGAAAAAGATACCGATAAATGTTTATGATTCTACTACTTATCCAGATATAAAAGATACTAATGAGAATAAACCAATCCGTTTAGGATATGGAACTAACAAAAAAGTGCCTTGTGTTTGCACTAATGAAGAAGAGGCTATAGGTGGAGGTATTGATTACACGTTTAAGATTTGTGATGTAGCAAATCCAGCTTATGCAATATCGGCAATAACAACTGTATATATTGACGATGTTGTAGAGGTACCAAAAGCTACTAATTTAAACACTGCAACATTCACAATAGCCAGTGGTGGTAATTACACAAAGGGAGATAAGGTTACTTGCACTTATACTGGGTATACTGATGGCGGAGTAATCGATAATGCACTCGACGTCATAGCTGATCTGCTTAACGAATTTAATAACGACGTTTATAATTCAACTAATTTTAATACAACTGCATGGGCAATTGCAAAAGCCCTAGCATATGATATTGGTTTCCCTATAGAAAAAGAAACTGTGGGCTCAGCTATCACAAAAATTGCAAATACAGTGCATGGCTCATTTTTAATACAAGGTGATGATAGATACTCTTTTAAAATATTTGATGAAGATACAGCTGCAGTAAAAACTATTACAGGAGAAGAAATATTAAAATTAACAAAAGCCGAATATGACACTAAGCGATATTTGACAAGATTCGAAATATTATATGATAGAGACTGGGATTCTGGATTTTTTAGAAGAATAATCGAAGAATCTAATGAAGAGGCAATATTTACTAAATATGGAGTCTATAGAGAGAAAGAATTTGAGACGTTACTGATTTCTGCTGACGACAGTTCTTCTTTAGCCTCAAAAATATCAAAAACAACTTCTGAAGTAGTTCCCTATTTCTCGTTCACTACGAAGTCGCAAAATTTTGATTTAATGCTAACAGATTTAGTGAATGTAGAATTAAATAGAGTAACGAAAGAGATGTATGGGACTGTTAAATTAGAAATAGTAGGTATAGTAAAAGATATGGCTAAATTTACTACTACTATTATTGGTCGATACATAAAGAATGTAGATTAGAGCCAAATTATTTTAATCAAAATAAGTAAGAATAAAAGAATGGAAAAAATTGATATAATA